TCATGCGTCCCCCTTCCCCATTCTAGATTTGACGGCAGAGAGCGCGGCACCAGCGAGAGGCCAGCTTGCAAAGCCGACGATCCATGCCGCTGCCACGATGTGATCGGGATCGCGTGGCCAACCCATGTATTCGTGCAGCACGAGATAAAGGATGGAGCCGGCGACAAATGAGAAGACAAGCCGAATGACCGCATCCATGATGGACTTTGGCCGGATGAACATCAGGCCGGAAGCGGCCCCGAGTGCTGCGCCGACGTACCTGTAGTTTTCAGGATTTCCCGGTCCTTCCATCACCAGACCTTCCTGAACGGTTTCGGCGCGTGCGTCTTTTGGTGGGCATAGCGGACAGCCCGATCCAGATAGCGGTTATAAGCGTGAGAAAGATCAAATCCGCCATCTTTCAACCTGTCTGCGATGCCTATGCCGCCGATGATGAGAAGAGCCGCGACATTGAGCGCATCGAGAACAAGGCCATATGAGTGACCGGCCAGCGGTGGCGGGTATCCGGTCATAACCCCGAAACACTGGATGAGATCGACCGTGGCGGACGCCATGAAGATGGAGCCAAGGCCCCAGCGCTCCCACCGTTCCTCGTGATTGTGGATGATCAGGCAGTAGACTGCCCCGTCGCAGAGGAAGGAGATTCCCGGCTGCGGCGGATACCACGGCAGGAAGTCAGGCTGGCCGACGTAGAGATAGACCACGGGCGTAATCCATGCCGCCATGATGGCGGACACCCACAGCCATGCGCGTGGCGTTCTCCGGGCCGTTATGGCCGAAATAAGCGCCAATGTTGGGAGAGCCAGGTGATACCACTCCATCAGCGGCCACCGCCGAGAAGGGTCACGTAGTTATCGGGAGCCTTGTAGGCTTCATCCGTATTGCGAGCGATGGCGGTCGCTTTGACATGGAGGCCATAAAGCGGTGCCTCGATGGCGCCGATCTGGCCGATAAGCTGGCGCACTTCCGCGCGGAACTTGACGACGAACGAACCGGTCGCGCCTTCCAGTTTCAGCCGTGCCGCATCTTCGCTGTCCACCTCCAGCCGATGCAGCGCCTTGACCGCATCGTTCAGGCCTGCCTCAGCCACAGCAAAGTGCTTCGTGATTGCATCGATCAGTGCGCGCTGTTCGTCAGTTGCGGTCATTTCCAGCATCCTTCTTTTCTTCCGTGGAGATTGTGGGAGGCAACGCCGTTGGCAAATTGAAGATCGTTCATCGTGACGAACACCGCCGTCTCAAGGCTTGGTGTTAGCTTCTGCCATCCGGCGCATGCATTCGTTGATGTCGTTGTCGAGCAGCCCGATATGGCGGCACAGATCAGCAGCATCGGAATGAGAGATTTCCGCATTGGTGATTTCCCGGCTTTTGAGGAGTTCGATGGTGGTTTCCAGCGCGGCAGTCTTTGCCTCCGCCGTGGCGGCGCTTTCGCCCTTGAGATAGGAGACAGGTGCAATAACCAGCGCTGATAGGATAGCGCCCGAAACAGCACCGGCACCGATCTGGAGCCATGCCAGCGGGTTCATGATGGATTCACCCGGCTCTTGATGAAGAAGAATGCTCCAATGGCAAAGGCGCCCACAAGGACGGCGGCCAGCGCCCATTGCAGCGGGCCGGGACCGACGCTGGAAAACCCAAGGGTGGACAGGATGCCCGCACCCCACGAGACGTTCTCCTTCGTCAGCAGTGGAGAGGCAATCGGCGCGGCGGGAACCGTGTTGGACGAAACGAACTCACCCTTGGCCCAAAGGCCCGCTTCAGCAGCACGCCGGTTCACAAGGCCCTGAACACGCTTCCCGCCGGCGTTGACCCACTTCATCAACTCGCCAGGAACAGCGTCGTACTGGCCAGCGTTGAGCCGTTTCAGCAGCGTTGATTTGTGCAGCGACCCGGTGTTGAAATCGAAGGACACGAGAACGGAAAACTGGTTGTCCGTTAGTGGCACTTTGACCAGCCGCGAGACGCGCTCCTCAAACTTGGCAAGGTCGGATCGCAGGATTTCAGCCGCTTGCTCTTCGGTGATCTTCATTCCGGCGAAGACCTTAGGAGGCCCTGCCGCGTCGGTATGGCCAAAGCCAACCGTCCAGATTCCGGCCACGTCCCGATAGGACGTCAGGCGCTTTCCCTCCCACTGCATGATGTGCGAAAGGCCCGCCGCGTCAATGCGTCGTGTCATTGGTGTTCTCCGATGCGATTGGTTACAGGATGACCGCAGCCATCCACATGGCGTCTACCTGCTCAGCCGTCAGCGACAGGCCAGCGGCTACGGATGCGATAAGCGGATGCATGCGCTCGAACGATGACGCATATTCCCATTCGACCAGCGCATTCTCTCTGGACGGACCGGACGGCATAGCTTCAATGGCAGACTGCACCTGCGATGGCATGATGCCGTTGGCGATAAGGCCCAAGCGCAGTTGACGGGCGGTCAATGGCGGCATGGAAGCACGCATTTCATCGACGGATGGCGGGACATAGTCCGCAATCGTCCCGAACTCACCCGATGTTGATCGGTCCCAGAAATCAGCTTCATGCGGGTACTCGACCGGAGCCGTAGAGCAAAAACTGAACGGCGCGGCGTCCTGAAACTCAGCAAATTTCACGATACCGACAAGCTTTGTCTGGGCGGCATCAACCCACCGGAGATCGGTCACTGTCTCGATATGCAGATCCATCACGAAATCCTCAGTGCTGTGGCCGACGCAGTGTTCGTGATCACGCCCACCGCGCGCCATGTGCCGACGTCAATACCGATCGCGGCGCTATCGTCGGAATTTGACCAGTAGAGGTCGGTTCCGGCCACTGTTGAGCCTGGGTTGATCGTTCCTGCTGTTTTCTTGATGACCGTTGCATACGATCCGATTGCCCCCTGCGTCAGACCGGCGATGATCCCACCGATTTGGGCGGCGGTCGGCAAGTTGCCATCGCGCCAGACCGTCGTATCCACAGACACAGTACTTGTCCCGACCGTAATCCCGGTTCCCGCACCAACGGCAACGCTTCGGTCGGCAGACATATCGCCAAGTCCAGTCAAGCCGTTTCCCGCCGTGATAGTACGGCTGGTTTGCACAAGACCGGACAAATGGACGCCATCAACGGTATCGGCGGCAAGACCTGACCCTGCGCCATCGTTCCCGGCAGTCCATATCTTGTCGCCGTAGAGCGTTCCCTCGCCGCTTGAGTTATCCAATTGGAGCGGGTGAGGCGTTTCCCATGTGCCTGAGCTATCCCGGTCAGTCAGGACCGAGAATACGCCGCTATCGACGCGGATGTAAAAATCTGCCGCATCAGAATCGAGCAAATCAATACGAGGTATGGCACCCTCGATTTTCAAGGCTGAAAAGCTGTATGATCCGCCCGCCAAACGATCCGCCGGCACCGTCCCTGCATTGAGGTTGCCGGCATTCCGGTAGTAAGTGCCGTGCTGGCCGTCCAACAGATCTGCGGGGACGCCTGTCCCATCCTTGATCTGGGCCATTATCGTGCGCAAAGCACCGTCGAAGTTGCTTACTGGTGCGGTTCCCTCAATGCTGATCCCGCCTACATCGGTATTGTTTGCAGGCGTTGTATCCCACTGCCCGACATTGTTCTTTGCCATTACCAAAGCCCTCCCTTGCCGCTGTCAACCGCATCGCGGAATTGGCCAGAACTCTCGTATGCACGCTGCCCGTAGTCGCTCAAATCACCTTTGTCGTAGCCCTTGGCTGTCTGACCGGCGACAGGTTGCGGAGCGTCGGGATAGTATGATTTCGATGCGACGTTCCTGCCGAGATAGCCGCCCAGAAGCCCACCGACGGGGCCGAGCAGAGCGCCGCCGAGAAGCGCGCCTCCAAGTGTCCCGAATGTCTGCCTTGCGCTGAATGATCGATCCATCTGGCGGGCCGCTGCGGGCGAAAGAGAGCGCAATCCTGTCAGGTCGTTTGGAACACCAAGTTCAGCGCGGGTCTGGGCGATCTGCGCATATTCATCGGGAGACGTGACGCCGGGTATGGAGCCAAGAAGACCGCCGGCTGACGGGGAAGCCGTCTGGATTGCGTCAATGCCTGGCGCTGGAGCTACAGTCTCTTCCGGCTGCGCATAGGCAGTGGCCGTCTGCTGCGGCTGCTGCGGCTGCGTGTAGGTCGGACCGTATGTCGGTTGGCTGGCGATCTGCCCGCTGTATCGGCTGTAGTCCACCGCGTCCCGGAGTTCTGGCAGGAGGCCGACGTCGCGCTGACCGGCGTAGAGGCCGGATTGCAGCCCCTCAAGTCCCTGCGGTACCGGGCCAGACGGCGCAAACCTGCCGCCGAAGTCCGCCGCTGGCGATAGCATGGGGTCGTAGGACTGGACCTGACCACTCAGGGGCGCGTTGTTGGGGGAGTAGCCGCCACCAAAACGGCCAGTGTCGAACGTTGGCATATGGCCTCCATAGAAAAAGGCCCCCGTGAGGGAGCCTTGGAAGGTTTCCGTAAATTGTTGCTGCGTTCAGTGCGATTCAGGCGCAGTGCTTAGCAAATGACCGTCTTCGCCGATGCCACCGGCGCCGCTGTGATGCTGAAATAGGAAAGGCGTTTCGGCCAACCTACTTCTTACTCTTGCCGTTATACGCACCCAACAGGACGCCTAGTATCAGCAACAGCGCCTCTCCAACTTTGCCCTGTAGGCCTACAATACCTGGAACTGTTGACTTCATGATCCCAGCCCCGGCTTCGAGCACTGAGAGGAAAATCATCATCGCCAAGATCACGACGAGCGCAAAAACGGCGAGTGATGATTTGGAGTTAAAGCTTTCGAGCTTAATCCGCCCAAACTTCCAGAGCGGAATCTCAATCAGTAGCGGCCCTGCCACATCGCCGTCGTCTTCTGGCGTTCTGGCCGGTACGGTATGGGCGCCTTCTGTATCGACCTTCCTAACCACTCAGATCAGATTCCTGAAATACTCTAGGAGATCAGCAGTCTCAAGCCGCTCGTTGCGCATCTGGGAGTTGCTGGCTCGTCGGCGAGCCCGGTCCCAAGGACCGTCCGTTTTGTGGGTCATATTCGACAGTTGTGGGCCTGACAGATCCCGATAATTGTCCCACACCCAACTGATAACCGATTCAGACTGATCATCATTCACCGGTTGTGGGGCCACGATTTCGCGGGATACTTCGCGATCAAACGTGTATGCGAATCTCTTGATCGGACGATTCACGTACTCCCGAAACTCATAGTAAACAGTGGGAACAACTGGGCCGTAATCCCACGCTTCAAAATACTCATTTATGAGGGGCTGGCCGTCATTCTCGGCCATGAAGTAACCGTTCGCGTAATATAGCAGCTTTTGAAGCTGCATCGGCGTAATGTCATACCCGTCACGGTTCGCGAGAGTAAGGAAGGCATTCGCCACAGACTTTGCCTTGTATGGTGCCACCATCGCTCTCCCAAGGGTGCTGCCAGAACATTGTTGCAACACCAGTCGCGACATCATTATCACGATTCGATTCGATCCGACTCCATATCCGCCCGACAAAAGTGCAAGAAGCGGCCATGAACACTGTCCTATCTGTCTAGCGGCGTCTGTAGTGGCCTCTGACGTAAGACCCATTCCGATAGTGACCCCGCACGTACGTGGATCCTCCGTAGCTTCGAGCGCTGGACATTAATCCATATCCTGAGTAGCCGCCTGCCTTGTAAGCCGCACTTCGCTTCCCACAGCGCTTACCGTCAGCTGCTATGCTCTCTGGCGTAGGGCAGTTGCCGGTGTAAACACCTCCCCCCGAAGAGTAGCTTTCGCCTATCGTCGTTGATGAGGGAGTTGGCAACCCAGACATAGCAATCGGCGCACTCAAGACTGATGACGCGTTGCGCCCAAAAGCCACTCGTCCATGCGACCCATTCGCAAGTGTAACCGTTCCACTTCCCCCGCGCATGTCAGGATTTCGCAGTACGGTTATCGTTCCATAACGACCATCAGAGCATCTAACCGGTGCAGAAATCACCGGATTTGTATCGAAAGCGTCATAGGTTCCGGAACACGTAACGACGCCAGATGTTGCCGTCACCTGAAACGTCCCGCCGCTTATCGCTGCTGTTGTCGTTCCAACGTACGCCTCTCCGCTATCCATCTTCACGGCAGCCGGAACAGTGATGGAACCGCAAGATTGTAACGCCAGCGACATCATCACCAGAATGCCCACTCGATTGTATTTCATTAATGCCCCCAACAGTAATGACGGGAGCATGGAATCAATCAGAACGAGAGTCTAGTCCAGTAAACTAAGGGCCAATCAACCAACAGAATTTTTTGCTGCGATATTGATTGAGATCTGGTTGTCTCCCACGTGGAGCTTTTCTTTCTAATAGCAAGACAGCCCGCCACTCTCTCCCCCCGGTTTAGGGCCGGGTATTCGCCTGCGCGAATATACTATCTTCATGCAAAAGCTTGCGGCGACATGTTGCGCAGTCTTAACAGATCTCTCTGAAACTCTGAGGAGTTCCGCCGCTCTCGCATTTGCCCTCTGGTCCGAGCGTCGGCTAGCACCGTAAGAGACGATCTCGGTCAATTTAGCCATGAATCGACTCCTGCGAAAAAAGATTCAATGATTGCCCGCAACCAAGGAGGGAATCATGAGTGACATAAGCGCGAAGACGGAACGCCTCGATTTCTTTGCCCTAGAAACGCTGGTGCGTTGTATTTTAGCGACGGCCATTCACAACAACCCGGAAGGCGAAAGGCTGATTAGGGAGTTGTTTGAGGCATCTGTTCAGAACTTTCGCCTAGGTGGCGTTGATGCTGGAACCGAAAAGGAAGGTCGCGACTATATGCTTCAGCGCGGTCTCGAATGGATTTCATCCAGCGCCGCTTGGCGTCCGGGTCATCAGTAAGGCACCCACTCCCGTAAAGGCCGACGCCTGCATTCAATCCGGTGTTCTGGTCAATCATTCCAGTTCTCCTGTCTGGGGGTTGAAGCGATAGAAAAAGGCCCCCGAAGGAGCCTTTGATTTTCGTGCTTGTGTCTGTCATGGTGCTGGCATGTCTGATGAAAACAAAAAAACAGCACGCAAGAAAACGTGGATCGAGAAAGCGCAAGCCCGTGATAAGTGGCTTCCGCTGTCAATTCTGGCTGTAGCAATCGGAACATTCTCAGCGCGTAATGGCGGCCTGTTTGCGAACAGTGGTGGGCTAATCGATAGCACGCTGCTCGTGGCGTTCATCGCCCTGTTGGCATGGCTCTTCTGGCCTTCTTCCAAGAGCGACGACGCCCCATAATCACCGCATCGGCACCGGCACCGTGATTTCGGTAGGCCCACGCCGCTCCTGCCCCAAAATGCGTGGCGGCGCTGTCACCGCCAAGCTTCGCGCTATTGCCGCCTGAACAGCCTGGCTCCTCGCGGTGGACGATGCCTTTGCCTTCTGAATGGCCGTCAGTTCCTCCGCGAGCTTCATCGCCGCGTTCGGCCCGGTCTGAAGAACCTTCCTCGAAATCTCCTGCGCCACCTCCGGGGTCATTCCCCCCAACATCCGAAGACGCGACCCGAGGAAATTCAACGTCGCATTGGCAACGCCGCCGGTGGCTGCGTCCTTCCCGAACTGCATGGTGTCGCGCATCCCGCCAGCCTCAGCCAGATCGGCGGCCTGCTGGACGCTGGTGCTGTTCCCTTTGACTTTCTCGTAGGTAGCACGCTTGCGCGCCTCCGCGAAGATGGACTTGCGAAACTCGGCAAACTGTTCCGGCGTCTCGAACAGCGTTTCGAGATTGCGCATTTGCTGGCGCTTGGAGAATATCCGGAGGACTGCGTTGTTCGTAACGCCAGCGCCGTCGATCTCCTTTCGCAGCGTTTCAGCAGCGCCGACGCGCGCCGCCTGTCGCTGTGTCGGCCCCATGTCGGCCACCCGTTTGCGGAAGGCCGCTGGAGTGGCCGTAAACACCTCCCGGCCGGCTTCAAGCGCCTTGTCCAGTTCAGCGCTTCCGGACCAGATGGAGCGCGCCCGCGCGTATTCCGGGTTTAGTCGGTCAACCTCCTCCAGCATCTTGTTTTTCAGCCCAATGAGGATGCGACCCTCATTGCTGTATTTCTTGGTGATGCTGTCCTGTTCCCGGTCAATCATGTCATCCAGGCTGCGCTTGATGTAATCCCATCCCCGCGTGTCCGGGACGCGGCGCACCACCTTGCCGCCGTCGTCGGTAATGTTCACGAACAACTGCTTGAACGGAACCTGCTCATTTCCGGCGAGCGTTTCCGCATGGCGCAAAGCCGCCTTCCCTGCCGGTGTCGCAAGGATACCTTCCAGCGTCTCGGAGAAATGGACAGGCTTTTCATAGGCCCGGCGATAGGCCGGTGCGGCTTCTCGCTTGGCAGTTTCCTCGATCATATCCTTTGACGCGGCATAGGCTTCCGGGTCAGCGAACGTCTTGGAAATAGCATCCTTGAGCCGGTCACCCTGGCCGAATTGGCGCATCGTCAACCGGGCATTGGTTGCCTGACGTGCCGGACCCGGAATGTTGACCGTGGTGCGCAGCAGGTTGCGCAGGTTCTCGCCGCCCACATCCGCCAGATTTGATCCGGGGTTGCTCGCCATTCGATTGGCCGCCTGCTGGGGCGACATGCTGTCGGAAAGACGCTCCGAGACCTTCTCAGTAGCGTAGCCCGATGGGTTAGTGCGGGCGCGGATGGCATCGACGAACGGGCGCGCGACCCTGCCGACCGTCTCCGCCACCCCCGGGATTGCTGCGCCAAAAGCGGCGCCGGTCGCAATCCCCTCACCAATGTCCGTGTCGTTGCCGGCTGCGCTGATCCCACCGTAAATGCCGCCTTCGGCGCCAAGCAATCCGGCGCGCGCCATTATTCCGGTGATGCCTTCCCGCCCTGCAGCGCCCATCCGTCCGGCCAGCGTGACGCCGCGGGATGCGAGGCCCATCGGAAGAGCAATGGAGCCGCCCAACTCGGCCGCTGTGCCGGCTGACAGCGCCCTATCCCTGCTGGCCTGCGTCCTGTCGCGCATGCCCTGCAGTTCCTGTTCGTAGGGTTTGCCCGTGACGGCCGAGCGAGCGAGCGCAGCGCCTTTGTCGGCAAACCCCATGCTCAGGCCGTTGATGCCGGTGTTGAATATGTCCTGCGCGGCAATGATCGGCTTCTGCCATTCCGGCTTTTCGTCATAGAGCGCCTTTGCCGTGTTCTCTGTCTTGCCGGATAGTTCATCACGCAGAGACTTTGATGCCGCGCTCTCAGGCGCTTCCGTGGCCTTTTCAGCGGTCCAGCCAACCTTGAAATTCCGCACGTCATCAATCGTCACGCCTTCGGACGCGATATAGCCGTCGATGTCCTCTTCTGGCGCGTTCATCGAAGCCATCTTGGCGACATTGCGCTTGATGCGAGCGAGATCAGCCATTCCGTCCGCTCCTTATTCGAGCCCGTATTTGTTCTTATATGGCGAGACGACAGGCGATGACTGCATGCCGGTCGGTTTGTAATACCCACCGCCGCGCAATTCGGAAGCGCGCTGCTTGTTGAACTCCATCCGCTTCTCAGCCAGACCGATGGCGCGGTTCAAAAGGATCTTGCGCTCCGCAGGCGTCTTGTTCGCGCTGGCCTCTAGTTCCCGCAGAGCCGCCCGCTCGCCTTCGGTCGGGTTGCCGCCGAAAACGGCCTTGAGCTGCCCCAGCGAGTTACCGATAACGACGTTGTTCAATTCCGTCGTGGCTTCCCCCTTAGCGTCGTCAAAGAAGCCGGTCGGGTCGTTACGCGCAAGCCACGGCTGCACACTCGTCGTCCACCCGGAACCCGCCCGTTCATTCAGCGACTTGCCCTGCCCCTCGTCCAGAACGCTCTTGAGGTTGTCGATGGCCGTCTGATTGGAGAGAATCATCTCATCCGCCTCAAGGATTGCTTTCTTGTCGGTGGCGGTGAGCGGCGCCTGATCTTCGCGAGGCATTTTCCCGGTGAGCAAGTAGCTTTGATAAGCCGGGCTTTCTGGCGCAAGGCCTGCTGCTTCGGCCTGGACTTTTCGCGCCTCGACGTCGTTCGCCGGCGATTTTGGCGCAGACCCAAGCTTTGAAAACGTCCCGTCGTTGGGATTTGCAAAGCCGTAGTCTCCATTCGGCAAGGTCTGGAAGGACCCCGCGCTTTCCGAGCGGCGGCCAAGCGCATCGATCTGGGCGCGCTTGTATTCCTCGTTGAGCGCACGATCCGGGTCGTTATCCCAGCTGAACTGCTGCCGGTCGCGCCAGCGCTTCTCGTCGGCTGCGTCCTGCGCCGTCTTGGTCTTGTATTCGAACGACAGCTTGTAAGCGTCGGCGGGGCTGAGGATGCCCTGCCCCACCGCCTGAGCGAGTTCGGGGTGCTGCGCCTGCAGAAACTGCATGGTCTTGTTCGCATTCATGCCCTGCGCGAAGCCCTTGAAGCCGTTTGCGGCCTGCTCCTGCGCGTTATTACCGCTCAGGAGGCCGGCGCCCGTGTTCAGAAGGGCAAGCGAGTTGTTCTGTAGGAAGTCCTGCCAAGCCATGGTTTACCCCTTAGAGGAATGAGCCGAGAACGCCGAGGCCGGATGCTCCATAACCAAGAGCCGTGAGGAACGGGTTCTGGTTGTTGGCCTGCGTCTGCGTCTGCGTGCTGCCCATCTGGCCGGCGCCGGATGCGATCGCATTGAGACGACCAAGTTGCTCCCATGGCACCGAGTTCTTTGCATCGAAGACGCGGAGCTTGTCCTGGATCTGCCGATTGCTCAGGTCTTCGTTCATCTGCCCGACCTTCATGAGATCCTGATAAGGCGCCTGCGTTCCCTGATAGGCAGCGCCCATATTCGTGAACCCCTGCTGGCCGAGGCCTGCCATTGAGTTTGCGGTATTCGCGTAGTTGGAAAGCGCCGTATTGCCGAGATTGCCAATGTTGCCATAGGCTGACGACAAGTTGCCCTGCCCGGTCTGGCCCATGTTGAACACGTTCTGGTTCGCAGCATCACGCCTGCCGAGGAAGTTGGTGTAGTCGTTGTAAATCGTCTGGTTTGCGAGATCGCCTACGTTCTTCGCGAGAAGCGTCTGGTTGGCGCCGGAACCATAACGGCCAGCCGCCGCCGCATTCATGTTTACGCTATCACTGACCTTAGACGCCTGCGCATTGAGGACTTTTTGCAGTTCCGGAGAAATCGCATATTGGCTGTTCGCCAGCGCCTGCATGTTTTTCAGCGCGCCAGACTGGCTGGAGCTTAGACCGCCGTTCTGCGTCAGCGCCTGGTATCCGCTCATGGCGTTCCGGCTGGCGTCGTTATACCCCTGCCCTCCGGTGATCGTTTTGTATGCCGACATGGCGCTCTGCTGGGCCGGGGAAAGGCCGTTGTTCCCAAGCACTTTGTCGTAGAAGCCAGAAAGCCCCTGCCCGCCTGTATTGGCGTTCACGTTCGACGTGATGCCGCCCATCGCCGTTTTGGTCTGCTGCGACCACGGTACGACGGTCGAGTCCGTGTATATGTCGCCGCCCACGCCTTTCTTGTAAAGATCCTCGGCGCCACCGATTGCCGTCTTGAGCGCCGGCTGTGCGGCAGTCCACGGCGTGTTTGATGATGTTGTGGTCTGTGTTTTGCCGCCACCTGACATTTAAATCTCCATCATGTATGTGCGCCGCAGGACTTTGGGCTTCGAAAAGATGCGCTCCCATCCGCCGCGCCCATCCGCGACGATGCGAGAGGCGCCGCCGAGACGCGCCATTTCGGTCAGGAAATCGGCGATGGGTTCAGCCCATGAATTGACGTCATCCCCGATGAGAGAGAGGACACGAAGAACGGTCCCATCCGCCCACCGCTCGAAGCGCACGACACAGGCAAGGTTGATTTCTTCCGCCATATTCAGGACAAGGAAGGCGTTTCCTGACCGGCATAGTTGCCAAAGCTCGCCACCGGTCAGGTCATCGCCGCAGCGCCGAAAGGCTTCATTGAACCTTTCACCGATCAGAGGCCAAACGGCATCAACCTCTGCACTGTTCGCGATCTTCATCGATTTGGAACGTTCATCACTGTCGAAACAGTGACTTCAACGGATGCCACGCCGATGGCTTCAATCGTCTCGCCTTGCGCGAGCGGGAATGCCGGCTCAGTTACGATTTGCGTGCTGTTGGCCGCGATTGACCCCACAAAGATCATCCGCGACGTAGACCCCTTTTTCCAAAACAGCTTTGCCGTTACAGCGCCGCCGGTCGGGTTGCAGATCGTCACAGACTTGACGACGATGGTCTTGTTGGGGGCCATATACACGACCGTCTGTGTGGTTCCAGACAGCGTTACGCCGACGAGTGGCTGGTAGACACCAGATAGGTTCGCAACGCTTGTCATCGGCCACCGCTGGCGACAACAGACACGTCAACGTCAGACATGATCGTCCACGCCGACTGCGCCGGTATCGTCGCCCTGATTTTGTGAAGTCGCCCGTCAGCCCGGAGCGGTATTATCCCGCTGGAGGTCATGGCCCCCTCCCGTGAATACCGATCGGCATCGCCGTGGTAGCTCTTGGAGATAACCGTCACGGTTGCCGCCGACGCGTCCGTTGTGAGCCGTGCGCTTGTCACGGACGCCCTGACCGCATCGTCAGGCTGGAAGAACGATGTGTCGAACGTTGCCTCAAGGTTTGCGCCCGTGAAGAACGCAAGCTTGTTGTCAGTGTCGAACGCCGCAAGAGTCGGCCTGCCGCCCATGAACAGACGAGAATCGAACGGCAGATCGACCCCATCAATCGATGCATAGAGATCATCAAGGGCATCCCATGTCATCCCAATCGTCACCAGCGGGAAAACGTCTGATACGGCCTTGTCTGACATGCACCAACGGTCCAGTTGCCAGTCGTAACCGATCATGTTCCGGAGGCCGGTAGCGGTCTGGTAGACCCACCATACGATTTTCTCGTATGGGTCGGCAGCCCCTGAAACATCATCGAGGTAAGCGGGGTCTATGACGCTCAAAATCCACTTATCGACGCGCTCGGCGCCAATGGGCGTGCGGTCAGCGCCGGCGAAAAAACCGTCTTCCGACAGGTAATAGAACCGGCCATTGCCGATATTGACCACGGATCGAGGAGAAACCGCGCCCTGATTGGGGTTGATGACGGTGCGCGTGAAAATGTACGGGCTGTCGAGAGCAAATGAGAAGTATTGCATCCCGGCCCGCTGGATCACGTAGAATCCGCCACGGTCACCGAAGATAGAGAAGATTTCTCCGCCTTCCGGTATTTCCTGGGTGTCAGACCCCTTGTCGCCAACTGTCCAGTGTTCGCAATCATTGTAGCCAGACCAGTGGACTGTTGTTTCTGCGCCGGAAAGGTTGCCGAGAACCACGAAGTCACCAACTACGCACGAGTATTTCGCCTGCGGCGGCGATCCGCCAAGATCGGAAACCGCGCCGCCAGCGTTGATATCGTATTTCTGGATCGGATCGCTGATATTGTGGATCAGCAGCATATCGCCGAAGCGCGTGAAACTCCATCTTTCTGATGCAGAGTAAGGCGCGCTCGGCCCGCTGATATCGGTCCACGAATAATCGGTGTTGTTAAGCTCGAAAATCGCCGTAGCCGTTGCGGCAACCGTTCTGAACGTGCCTGTCGATGTTCGGACAAAGACCGCACCGAGACATTCAGCCCCCAAGCTATCGGAAATGGCGGCAAGATCGGGCATCGGTCCCCATCCGTTTGCGACGGGGCGGGCGTTGACGATGTTCGCGCTCGAGCTTCCGTTGAATTGGGACTTGTCCGGTTCAAACGGACCAAACGGCACTCTCATACGGCTGTATCCAGATTGTAGCTGTAGCGCGTGCGGCGCGTCAGCATCGGGTCAACAGTCAGGTTCCCGCGCTTGTTCTGCGCATAGGTGGATTTTGCCGATGCCAGCCCCTCCTCCAGCACGGCTTTCCACATGGAGCCGGCGGTCAGGTCTTTGGTATACAGGCACCCCCAGACAATCGCAGCGGCGAGATAAACGTCCGGGTAGTGGGTCAGGAACTCATTCGTCGGGGCCGCATCCGTCAGCGCAAAGCGGCTCTGGTACGTGAAACGGAACGTGTAAGGCAGGTCGAGAGCGCGGTCGAAGCGAATGATCTCATCGCCTCCAGACGTATGCTCGATGCACCACTGCTGCGGAGTGCCGGAAATGTCGTAGTACGGGAAAGAGCCTTGCGGCTTCGGCGTCACCGAGAACTCATGAATGATGCCATCCACGTAGAGGGATACCGGCTCGATGATGTTCAGATCGGCAATGCTGATGTAGTTCACGTCTGCCGTCCCGTTCAGGATGACAGTCGTCGCGATGGATTCGATCTCGCGGTTCAGCTTGGCCTCTGCAAGCGTGATGAAATCCTCGACAGAACCGTCAATGTCGTTGCGGTCCATGAAGTCGGTTACGCGCGTCTTAAGCTCGCTGTAATTGCTGATCGCCATCGCCAATCCTCTCTGGTGAGGAAGGGGGCCGAAGCCCCCAACCAGTTAGGCCGTGCCGCTGATGCGGGTCGCAAGACGCGGATCAATGGCCTTGACGCCATAGAGGACGTCGAGACGCCACTTCGAAATGTCGTTCGTGCCGTCGTAGTACGGGACGAGGCGGACATTGATGCCCTTGTAGGACTGGCGCGAGACGTTGACGGCACCCTGCGGCGCTTCCATCGGAACGGTCACGAGAGCGAACGCGTTCTTGTGGAAGATCATGTTCTGCCGGTAGGACGTGCCACCGGTACCAACGACCGTGATGTCGGCGTTGTCTGCCGGAGCAGCAGAACACGTCTGGAACGCACCGGACGTGATGATGGCCGGCGTGATCGTCAGGGCAGCCGGGCCGGTCGATGCGCCGGAATCAGCGTCTGCCGTGACAGTGAACTGGCGCAGGAACGGAAGCGTCTGCTTCGTGACCGGGTTGACGGCATAGACACCGGCAATGGTGAACACGTCGCCAGCCTTGAGAATGCCGGTGGTGGAGTTCGTCCAGCCATCGGTATTCAGCGTCTGCGTGTTGCTGTCCTTGACGGAGGCATAGGTCACGTTCTGGCTGGCGCCGTTGACCTTCGGAGTACCTGTTGCGACACCAACGGTGTGCAGCGGCACGTTCTGGCTCATGTAGGTGTCGACGCCGCCGATCATGCCCAGCGAACCGTCACGATAGGCACCCTTGGCCGCTTCCTGGATATAAAGGGCGGTCTGCGAGCCCAGCATGCCCCACTGGTCAGCCGGTGACAGGAGGCCAGCACGGCTTTCCTGCGGAACGGCGAACTCGTCAAGGCGCTGCGGGCCGACGCCGAAGTCGGCAAACGAGTTGACGACCTGCCCCGGCGTACCGACCCACGACGGAACGGACGAATAGAGGCCGAGAATGTCGCGGTCGATCTGGTTCGCAAGCTGGATCATGGCAGGCTTGATGACGCGCTCGGAAAGCTGGTTCATTTCGAGCGCCAGTTCCTGCGACGTGAACTGGAAGTCGATGCCCTTCTGCTTGTTGACCACGATACTGGTCGAGCCTTCGGTCACGTCCTGGTTCGATGCCGTCGCGCCATCGCGAACCGTAAAATCTGTCGGCTTGCGGATGGTGATCGTGGAGCCGATCTTGTAGCCGTTCGGGTTGCGGCCATATTCCTCGTCGTAACCACGGTGCACGAGCTTGGCGGCGACGAGTTCGTTTTCGAGGATCATAATCGCCTCTTTGGCGATCATGCTTACTGTTTTCACAGCGTTCGACATGTTGTCTTACCTTCTGGAAAGGGCAGCTACTTGAGCTTCTGGCCCTGTGATTTGCGGTAAGCCACGTATTCCGACATGCTCATGTCTTCCGGGTTCCGTGTGACCGCTGGCGATGCCTTGGCGGAAACGGTCTTCGTCGGCTTGACTTGAGTGGGGGCCGGCTTCGGCGGCGCTTTTTGGAGGTTGGAAACCTGACTGCCCACCCATGCTAGGTGGAGCATCTGGTAGACCTGCGGCGTCATGGCGGCTGCGAGTTGATCGCGGGCGAACCCGATTCCCTCAGCGAACTTGACGACTTTCGCGTCTATTTCCGGGTTCCATCCGGGAATGTTCTGTTCCGCAAATCTCCGCGTTTCTTGCAGGCGGTTGGCAATGTCTTGCTCCGCTTTCGCAAATCGCTGGGTCTGCGCTGTGTCGAGATATTGAGCGATCTGACCACGCTGTTCCTTGAGCATCTGGTAGTTCCGCCAGGCAGACTGAGCGCCAAGCGGGTCTTCCTGCTCGAACCGGTTCCAGTCGAAGTTCTGGAACTGGTTAAGCTGCGCATCGACGCCGTGAAGCGCCGCGCGTGCCTCGATCTCCTCATTGGAGGTGCTGTAAATCTTCTCTGCCTCAGCCTTGAAGTTCTCAGCCTCCTTGCGCATGGCGGCGACTTCCTGCGTCTTGCGGGTGTAGTCGGACTGCATGAGGAACCCATCCCGCAGGTCGGGGTGGATCTGGTACTTCTTGCCGTTCAACTCGATCTCGGCCAGTTCAGGCTCAGGATCGGTTTGCGGTTCCTCTTCCGCCTCTTCGGCGGCTTCACTTCCTTCCGGTGCAGTCTCTTCGGTCTGGTCGGTTGCCTCTGTGGCTTCTGGCTCATTTCCGAGTTCGACAGGCTCATCAACGGCTGGCGCCTCGATTGCAGGGGATTCCTGTTCGGGGGCAAGCGTCTGCGTTCCTTCATCCATGGAAGGTTCACTCCTCTAAGGGTTGGTGATTTTTGGGTTACGGACGCGAAGACAGGTCCATGAGCTTGATGCCCGTGTCTGCCTGCTTGATTTTCGCGTTGTTCTCGGCGGTGAAGCGGCGCGTTTCCGCGTCCATCATCTTCACCTCATGGCCTTGTTTCAGGTTTTCATTCTCGCCGGTCAGCTTCTGAACGGCCTGCGTCAGTTCTTCCAACTGCTGCTGGACCTGCGGCGGGATCTGGTTCTGCTTGGCCGGGTTCATGGCCTCGAACCGCTTGGCGATCTCGTCAGCACCGGGCCAATCAAAATTACGGGCCATGATATCAGCAACGACCGGCGCCGCCTGCGGGAATGCACGGACAAGTTCCGTCATCTGCGAAGCGGCTTCCTCGCGCCGTGTCGTGAAGCTCGGACCGGTGGTCACGGTCAGGTCGTACTTGCCGACGGTTAGATCGTGCAGCGCCATGACAGCGTTGCCCATTTCATCAACCTGCGGGTTACCGTCCTCATCCTGTGCCGGGTACTCCTGATTGACCGGTACGTTCTTCTCAGTCTTGTCCTCACCGATCACGCGAACAATGCGCTCACCCGTGTAGACCTTAGGGATGAGGTCAATCAGGATGCGTCCCGTGTGGCGGATGGCGCGGGCAAGGTTGTCGATGAAATGGAAGGTGGACACATCCCCTTCCCGCTGGCGCGCCATGATGGCCTTGCCGCTTGTCTCATTCGACCGTGCACCAAGGGAAGCATCATAGATGCCCATGATTTCCTTCATAGCGTCCGAGGTCGTTAGTGCCTGCTGCAAAGCGCCCGCCGCCGGCCCGCTGTCCAGCGCCTGCCGGATTGGCACCTCTGTGTCATACTCAAGGTATGCATGGCTCTGGCTGTTGGCGGTCGCCCAGCGGCTTGCATCACTGTCAAACGTGCCCTTTCGGCCAATCCATGGCACGCGCGGCGCAAGCGCAACGAGTTCGGTCGCCGTGGACTGCCAATAATTGTACATGCGCTGCGCGTCTTTGGCGTCGTGGATCAGGCTGCGGAAATAGCGCTTGCCCTCGAGAATGATCTCGTCGCCGTAGACCGGCACAATCGGGATGTAGCGACCCGGCCATTCGTTGACCTCAAGCACATCGACGCCCGTCATGATGACCTGCTTCACCTTCTTTACGGTGCGCATGCGGCGGTCAACGATCTGGAGCATACCGGACCGCAACCCGATGCGGATCGCCTGCATGGCGTCATCCGTGCCGGCGTCCTCGTACTTCTCGGCTGCTTCGTCTTCGGCTTCGGCGGCTTCGTCCTCGAAAAGCTCTTCGGCGCAATAGACGTGACCATTAGAGAGCTTGACGATCTCCTCTTCCTCTTCCTCGCGCGACCACCATTCGGCAATCATCACGCCGTCGTCGTTCACCCAGGTATTGTTCAGAGCCGCCCAACTGTCGCTGTCGAAATCGACCGGCGCTGCTTCGTTGAACTCCGTGGTGATCGGCTTTCCGTCGTGGTTCTTCTTGCCCTTGTACTTCGCCTTGAACTCCGTCTTCGACATGCGATCGACAACAAAGGCCACATCCCAATCGGAGGAGTCAGCCGACGTGCTGTCCGGGTCGCCATAAACCGAAAACTGGTTGGAAACCCGCTGGATGCAGATATCCATGTCGAACGTGTCTTCGTAGGCGTAGTCCATGCCGATCCGCCAATAACCGAAGCCGCCGGATACCGACTGCTCGATGCCTGTGTCATAGGCAACGTCCGCGTTCGAAGAGTACTCGATGTTGCGGATCAGGCCATTGATCACGTCTGCCGTCTTCGGGTCGGCTTGGCTGTCGACCGGGTGCACCTTGATCTGAGGCTTGTTCTGCCGGCTGTCGTTGACCACCTGACGGATGAACGCCTTGAGCTTGTTGATCGTCAGGACCGGGCGCTTTTCAAGCTCACGCTGCTTGACGATATCGGACGGCCACTGCTGCGACAGGCGCGAGAACTTCACGTCGTCAAGCGCAGTCTGTCGGTTTTCCTTCTCGTAGTCGTTGCAGCGCTGGAAAGCCTTGCGGCCTTTCGCCAGCAGGTCAGACGATGTTCGTTGCGCCATTAACTCATCCATCCATGCTGTGCGAAATTGCGCGGGTCAGGCCTCTTGGCCGTCGTCGGCTCTTGATAGGCAACGCACATCAGGCCGAACGCATCGGCGCTGTGCGACGCCCAATCGTGTTCCGGGCCAAGACCGATTCCCCGATCAGGATCGCGCCTCTCGTGGTACCAGCCGAGCGCATCGCGCCCTGCTTCCGTCGTTGCCTCGTTGAACCACATCGCCGGGAACAGCCGCCGTGCCTCCTCGATGCGGGCAGCAGCAGCGCCTTTCCCTTGGTTGGGGATCACCGTGACCGAATATCCAGCGGATCGAAGTGCGCTCTCATAGGAGACGTCAAAAACCTTGTCCTGCGTGCTTCCGTCATGCGGCAGCCAGAATTGCGCCTTCTCCGGCGTATAGCCACGCGACCGGCACCAGTTCAGATGGGCGGCTGCTGGCTGTCCTTGAGCCTCGTAGTGGTCAAGGACGCGTATCTCACGGCCAATGAACTGCGCTGCCCAAATGACGAAGTTGTCAGCCTTCGCCCCGGTACCGCCAATGTCAACGAACAGGCGGATGGTCATGAGCGGATCAGCAGCAACGCGACCGATGCGCCCTTCCGACTTTGCCTGGGTCAACGCGCTTGCGAAATAGGCGCCTTCGACAACGGTCACGAAGCCACCTTCCCATATGTGGTCATAGCTGTCTGGCCGCTGTTCTTTGTCGCGTAGCCGGGTGCGGTTCAGAATGTCAGGGAACCACGGGTTATCGCGCCAGTTCAGTTCCACGATCTTCATGCGGTCGCCTGTGCTTTCGCGGAAACGCTTGTGCGTGGCGCTTGTCTTTCGCTCCGGGTTCCACGTCGCCCAAAGCTCGCTGTCTTCCTCGCGCAGCGTCGGGATGAGCTTCGACCACGCTTCATCCGTGACCGGCTCTGCCTCATCCACCCAGCAAAGCAGGATGCGCGCCTTGGACTTGATACTGTCGATGTTCCGATCGAGGCCAGCAAACGCGTAGTAAACGCGACCGCTCTTTGTGCGGATGAACTTTTCGCCTATCTCGAACCGCTCAAGAAGCCATGGCTCCGATCGGATCGCAGCCTTGATTTCCTCAAGCGAGGAATCGGCCAAGGAGTTCATGAACTGGCGGCAGCAAAGGATTTGCCCTTCGCGCCCTGCCATGTCCCACATGTACGCCCTGACGGCTGTCATCTTGGCGAAGGACCGCGTCTTAGCAGATCCTCGCCCGCCATATGCACCCCTTACGTCAGCCTCACCCGAAAACACAGGGATCAGCTTGGGCGGCAGCTCAAGTTTCGCTGTTGCCACTTGGCGCGACTAGCTCGATGCGGGTGATGACGTTCAGCGGTGCATTCGGGTCGCCTGCTATCTGCATCGGAAGAACCTTGCCGAGAAGCGACATGAACGGGCCAGGGTTATTGATTGCCTGTTGCGTCAGGTATGCGACCATATCCCCTTTGCCAGCATTCTCAGCGGCCTTGAGGATTGCATCCTTGAGAATTGCTGTGGTTCTGTTGCGGGAACCTTTTGGGCGGCCCTTGCCCATGTTTCCCATATTTCTGCCTACAATAGGACTGTCTGTCATTTCGCCCACTCCCTTTCGGGTTGGTGGACAGCCGGCGAGTTAAGCCAGCGCCACGATGTTGGTTGCAGTCGTTCCCGTCGCAAGAACACGGGTGGTGCGGATCGGCAGAAGCGTTCCATCCGGCACATTGGCGATGGTCACGCTGGCCTTGTTGTTGGTCACGGGGCTGTAGGCATGAAGCACTACATCGCCGCCGGTTCCAACGTAGATGGCGCGGCTTTCCGAAAAGTCGTCGGTATCGGACGGGGTGACGCTCCACGCATACCCAGCCGGGGCGATGAGGTCGAAACTGCTACGGTCCACCATTGTGGGCTCCTTTGTGATTTATCCCGGCTTGCTGTGATTGCTGCGGTTCCGAGTGCCTATGGCAAACGTCACGCGCCCGCAGGGTGTCTTCCACCTCGATCACGATCTAGCCCACCGGCCGGGGGCGGCAGTCAAAGGTTGCGCATGACGTGAGACTTATGCCGGCTGGGGAACAGCACCGCCCTTCCCGTTGAGAAGGCGCTTGCCGACTTCCTTCAGCCACTGGCGAAACTTGCGAACAGACATGGCGAAACCCCAGAAACGACAAAAGCCGCCCGGACGAACCAGACGGCTTTGAATTTTCACCACGGTTTCCGTGGTTTTATCTTGCAACACCACGGAAACCGTGGCATAAAGAAATCACCGAAGCAATCAAGTTTCGGGTGGACGAAGGAGCCAACCATGAGCATCAAGCTCAGCTTCCAAGTCCGGTTCGGCAAGTGGAGACTGACACTCTCCATTAGCCGCTAAACTGGGGGCCGGGAGGAACTTGCACTTCCTTCCGGTTCCCAATGTAGCAAATACCAAAGGGGCCGACAATGACAACGACAATCACAGGCGAAAACATTCTACGGTACTGGCGCACTGGCGCGAACCTCACGCAGTCACAATTCGCGACCGCCATGGGTGTACCATTGCGCACCTACGAAGACCTTGAGGCCGGTAAAGCTACCATTCGCCCGGTCCATCTGGCCGCGGCTCAATGGGGATTGATCATACTCGCCGCCGATAGTCCGCTGAAAATGGGCTTCCTGCCGCTTGAGGTGAGTGCAGTCATCGAGAAGCTGACGAAGCCCACCGCCGAAGCCGTCCAACCTGCCAGCGGTATTCAGACCACCGTCCCCTTTGGCTTGCGGCCATCATCAGAGACCTGACGCTACCTTGCCGTGAAACATTGCTCGGGGAGCCATATCGTAATATGGGCGGATCAATGTCACCTCTCCCTGATCATGGAGCGGATAGCGGGGATTGAACCCGCGCACACGGGGTGGAAACCCGCTGCTCTCCCACTGAGCTACATCCGCGATTTCGTTGTCTTCCAAATATCAGGCGAACCTCGCCGGGGTGATAAAGCCTTTTGAGGTTCGCCCGAGGCCCAGTCTCAGCACGCCTTATCATCAGCATGCCCGTAGCCGCCTCGTTGAGGCCTTCGCCTCGAATTTGTCCGGCCCGAGATTCCTCTGCCCTATGCGGGCTGGGTACTGATCGGTTTCGCGTGCCTCTGGCATCTAGGCATCTTCACCGTAAACGGCACTTCCACTCTGCCAGCACGTCCCGAGAATCTACGACAGGGCGCTATCGGAGACGCGCACTCCCTGAAGGTTCGTTGCCGCTGTTTCGCCAGCCTACATGCCGGCGGGGCTCTCATCCGAAGCGCACTACACTGGGCAGTGGTCGACGGCTTCGCAGCTTTCCCTAAAATCTACTGTGGAGCCCGGCTCTACATCGTTCTGCGATAGGACGGCTTTCCATCGGGTGACATCCACGAACGCAAATCCGATCTTATTGATTTGCCCGTGTTTTCTGGCTCGATTTGTCTCATCGGTAAAGTGGCCTGATCGAGCAACAGCGCGTCAAAGTTGGGCATCTGCGCGTCAATCGCTTGAAGCGCCTTCAAAATCCACCGGTAGGTATTTTGCCTAACCCACGCTCTTTTTTGCGGATTTCGCTTGTTTCGGTTGCTCACATACCGTTCCCACTGCCAGCGACGGGCTTTGACCTCGGCATAGGCCAGCAGTGCTTTGCGATGATCCTCGTTCTGGACATGGGTCAGCACCCACGAAAACGCCTGCTCCATCTGAGAGACGCGCTCCCGGCTGCATCGTGCCTTTCGCTCGGTGCGCCGACGCTCGGCCGCCTCGTTCTCGCGGTTGCGGAAGCCGCCTGTCTTCCTCTGGTCCTCCTGCCGTAGCTCTCTGACTTCTTCGGCCGTGTGAATGTATTCCGGCATCGATGAGCCGAACGCCTTCGGGCCAAGCCTGACAGGCAAGGCAATATCGGTCTCCATCGCCTCAATGAGGCGCTCCATGATCACGCCTTGGCGTTCGGTAAGCTTCATGCAGCGTCGTCCTCGTCCAGAAGTCTATCAGCCAGGAGCGTGGCAATCTTTTCTGCCACCTTCCCCATTTGTCCGTTTCGGCCCGTAGCGAGCCGCTGAGCGCGTTCGTTGATTTCCGCCAGATCTATGCGGGCGAACCTCGCAACGACGCGCTGGCGGGGTTCCTCGCTCCAATGCGCGCCAATGAAGCGGAAGACGGACCAGATGATCCGATTATCGAAGGCCGCCGGGTTGCTCGCCTTGATCGACATAATGACGGTCCGGCACCGTTCCACGTCCTGCTTCATCAGGCGCACGATGGTTCTGCCGCCATAAACGACGTTCGCCGGCCGGGGCGTGCGGCTCTCGCGCGGGGGCCTGACCTTCACGCCGAACTCGTCGAGGAAGCGGTGCAGGTTCACGCCGTTCGGGGCGCGCGGTCGTTTGCGGGGTTCGGTCACGCGGCCTCCCGCTTCATGCGAGCGCGCCAGTTCGAAACCGTCTGCGGACTGACACCGACACGCCGGCCAATCTCCCGATCCGACAATTCAGGATGGGCGTCCAACATGGACAGAACGGATTTGCGGATGTCGGCATTCCTGCGGCGTCCAACTTGGGCACCGCCCGGCGTGGCGCTTGCAGTATCTTCACCCCCATTTTGGTGGGTGCAGGCTTCCTTGTACATTTGCCGCAAAATCTGGACGTCGGCGCACATCCGCGCCCATTCTGGATCATCGAAATCCTGCGGCTCGATCCATTGCTGTTGCCAAGCATAGGACTTGTAGTGGAGGCGGATTTCCATGTCCTCCCAGCACGTCACAGGCCTGGTCCTTATTTCTTCCCGCAAAAGATCGATCCGAAGCTCTACGGGCAGGTCGAAGTAATATTCGTTATGACAGTAGAAATGCGCTCGTTCCCTCTCCAGCTTGTCCCAGCTTCGAAGCTCTTCGAACATGTCACGCATGGTGATCGGGAACAGATAAGCCGTTTTGATGGCTTCGATTGCGGCAGGATCAACCTTTTGCAGGATGGAAAAATGGTCGGACACGCCAGCGAACTCAGCCACGCTGCGGCGCCATGTCCCGCAGGCATCTTCATACGGTTCACTCCATTCGGTAATGAACTGGTCAGCGGCTTTCAGGATAGCCTCCTCACGAGGATTCCGGTCTAAAAACGCTTTCACGCTCCCAAACTCGGCCATGATCTCGGCCCTCCTGGCGGCGAACTTGGCTTGACGCTCTCGCTCCCTCTCCTCTTCCCGTTCGCGTGCCTGACGGTGCAGTTCTTCCTGACGACGACGCTCAGATGCTTCTTTTTCCCGCTGCTCGCGCTCGTAACGATCCGCCCATTCTCTGGCTGAATGCCCGCTCCATCCGCCTTCATTCTTCGGCTTCGCCCTACCCAACTTGGACACTGCCTGCTTGAGCGTCAGGCCTGCCTTTGCAGCTATCGCTTCGCATCTGTTTTTCGCCGCCGCACGCTCGCCCTCGGTCGCACCGTCCTTCATCAGGGCATGCACCTTGCGGAATTTTTCGATGTCAAAGTTGGACGCGCTCAATTCGACGCCTCCATGATCTGGCGGTATCTGACGTCGAGGTCATTGGGATCTGCGAGGTCGTTACGACCATCAAGGTCTGTTACCCCCTGCCGGCCTCGCTCAGCCAACTCGTCGGCCCGCTCATTGCCAGCAATGCCGTGGTGTCCCTTCACCCAACGAATGACAATCTTCGGGCCGCTCGCGACATTGAGAGCGGCATCAATGGCCTGCCAAAGCTCGGCATTCAGCAGGATTCGGTTCTTGGGATCGGCATTCGGCCCGCCGCGCTGCCAGCCGTTGGCCTTCCATCCGGCCATCCACTCATTTACGCCACGGACGCAATATTGGCTGTCACACCAGATGATCACAGTCGGATTTTCCGATAGTGCCCGCGCGCGATCGATGGCGTTGAGAAGCGCAGTTAATTCCATCTGGTTGTTGGTCGCCTGCGGGTCGCCGCCCCAACCTGCAAAGGTTTCGCGCCCATCCTGGTAGACGGCATACCCCCAACCACCGACGCCAGGATTGGGAACTGCGGCACCGTCGCAGAAAATGTGCACGCCAGATGTTACCGCCTGATGGTCGAACGCATGATGTTTCGTCTGGCGTCCCTTCTTTCCGTGTTTTTGGGCACCACCCAAAAACCCTTTCTGCATAGGTGCTTCAGGGTGATTTACACCCTGTTTGAACACCACTTCCTTTTGGGGCGTCGAAAGCTGGATCGACACCCTTGCGGACTCCTGAATGCGGAGCATGGTTTCCGTCATGTCCTTTCCTTTGGCGGGGAATTTCACGCGGGTGCCGAGCAACTGCTGAGCCATGAACGCGGCCTGTCGATCAGTCTTGAACGCGCTCACGTCGGCGCCGAAGGTACGCAGGCAGTCACGTAGCGGGTGAAGTGAGGGAGGGAACGAATAGGTCATGCCTTCCCTCCGAATATATGCGGCAAAGTGCGGTGAATTTTCTTGAGCGCCCTCGCCCGCTCCCGGTCTGCGAACTTCTTGATCCGACGGTGCATTTCCGCCTCGATGCGCTCGCCAGCCTCGAAGCCGGTGTCGAATATCATGTCGCGAAGGGCGATTGCCGCCGCTTCCGATTTGCATCCAGCGATGACGTGTGACCGAGGAAGCCGCTCGTCTTCCCTGATGAAGCGCGACGAACCGAAGACCTGGTACGTGCTCGGCATGACCTTCTGGATCTGCATCACGAAGAAGATTTCCGCCTTGTCGCGATTATCCATCCAGTGGTGGGAAGCGTAGCCGGCAATGATCTCGGCAAGAGTTCGGTCATAAGGGCCATACGGCTGGTGAAATGCCAGCACCCACTGGCCGGGCGCTATGTCGACGAAAGAGGTCATGCGGCACCGTTGGGATTGTCGTTGGCGATGGAGCGACGTTCGCACTGCTCAAGGCCATCCGTGACCGCGCACACAAAGGCCCGGATTTCCGCTTCTGCGACTTGCTCGCTGAAACCCTGGACCTGAAGGCGAGCCAGCAGGCGCCGGCAGGTGAGCCGCCAGAAGCGATCAGCAGCGATGCCTTCCTTGCGGCGGAGAACACGCACGGTTTCGTCGATGAGGGCGGCCTGTCGTTCGATGGGGAACGGGATGACGAGGCTCGTCATGCGGCCCTCCCGTTCTGAACGTCGCACTTCCCATGGGGCAACGCCCCTTGGAGCCCCACTGGGGGATGATCCCCCAGACCCTCGATCAACGACGCTTCGCGCCCTTGATCCTGTTTCTGCTGGGGAGCGGGAGTGCCCTTTTTGAGGTTTGGCACAAGTCCGTCGCGAGTAGTATATACTTCTATTGGCGACGGACCTGTGCCACGGCGTCGATACCACGTCCGGCGGGAGATACCTTCAGCTTCCCATGGCTTGAGACGGTTGATGGATTCCGCCGTATAGGAGTTGCGATTTTCAGCCCCTTCGGCTCGGCGCTTGGCAGCCTGCCGACGCTTGTCTCGCTCGCGCTTCGTCTCCTTCGCAAGGGACTTTCGATCCTCGGCGGAAACATCGCACGCGCCAATTGTCTTGAGGCCCAGATCATCGCGCTCCTTCATAGTGACGTGCAGGATTTTCGCCGCCGCATCAGCCGACAACATATGCCTCCGGCGCTTGTTGCGATGAGCGAGGTCGGCCAGGTCAGCACCACTGACCCATGGCGCCCATGTTTGGCACCAGCTAGCGACGGGTTGAGAACGCGGGGTGGCGGCTGCCACGAAGAGATAGGCGAAGCAGCTATCGAAATCGTCGGTTCCTGCGGGGTCTGGAATGCCGCGCTGATGGCGATGGCGGATAAGCTGCTCAAGCTCCCGAAGACGCAGGAATTCAATAGAAAACCGCCAGTTCGTTGGTTGGCCGGAAAAGCGCGCCGGACGCTCCTTGAGGATGAGCCGGCCCATTGTGATCTGCGCAGAACCGTCACGCTTAGATTTTTGGCTGATTTTCATCCGAAAGCCCTCCGAACGGTCCGCATTTGAAGGGCGAGCTCAATGGCATCTGCAGCTTCGACGGCGGAAATGCCGAAGCGGGCCTTCACGGTAGAGACTGCGGCGCCGAACGCTTCGCCCCTGCGCTCCGCCAGCCATTGAGCTGCGCGGATCACGTCTTCGGTTGCTTGGATGTTTCGGGGGGCGATGGTGCGAAGTGGCATCATGCGTCCCCCTTCTTGCCGACCTGGCCGGCCTTTTCGAGAATTAGGTCTTCTGCCGCCCGCTGGACATCTGTCCAAGTCGTCAAGCGAGGGCTGGTTTTGGCAGCGCGCCAGCGGGTCCAAGTCGAACCGTTAATGCCTGCGGCCCGAAAAAGGGATTGGAGGGGAATACGGGCAAGCCGTAAGCGCCTCTCGATGTCGGAGATCTGAGTGTGAATTGTCATAGCCAGTCATTCATAGTGCATTAATGCACATCAATCAAGCTTTTATGCACCGTGCTTTTCTGCACATCTGTGATATTGGGGTATTATGAGCGAAAACGATTTCTACGACGCAGCCGCGAAGACGTACGTCCGCTACGTGCTGGATGAGCTGAAGCTTTCCCCATCGGCCCTTGCACGAGGAGCAGGCTTATCGTCGACTACATTGACCCGAGCATTGAATGACCCAGGGCATAAGTTCACCCTGTCCACGTCCACCCTTGGGAAGATAATGAAATTCTCCGGGATCAACTTTAACCCCTTTTTTGAAGCAAAGGACTTCGCGGAAATGTCGATGGCGCCATTCGAGCGCGACGATATCACCGACGAAAGCTGGGGGCCGGCGAAACCTTTCGATCCCGCTCGATCAGAAGGCCACGTGACAATTGTTATTGGGCATGCGGCGGCAGGAGTGTGGAAGGTGCCTGAGCTGCTTAAGCTCGAAAAGCACCCGCCCTTATGGGTCACTCTTCCGAAAGTGAATGCGACGGACGCATTCGGCTTGCTGATCGACGACGATTCATCGTCACCAAGCGTGGAGCGAGGGGAGTATGCGTTGTGCCTACGAACTAAAGCCGCTCGTACACCGCCAGCACACAGCGACCTACTCGTCGTTGAGCGGTGGAGAGATGGCGGCGGCCTGATGGAGATTACCCTCCGTCGATTGATCGAGCCCGAAGGAGCCTCTCCATATCTTCGCTTTGACAACATGGAAAAGTACCCTGAGGTCATTCCGTATGAACCTGACGCCAAAGACACAAAGGTTATCGGCGTTGTGGAATGGACGCTGAGAAACCCGACCGATTTCAAGCTCCGGGCCCAACTACTAGATCGTCGCCGTTGGTCAGGCCGTATCTAATGCATTTATGCACATATTTTAGTTGACCTGCACATTTTAATGATGCATTAAAGCTCCACAAACCCGATGGAGCGAACATGAACGCGCATCTTTCAATTCAGGAGGCGGTTGCCGCCCACCAATCCGCCTACGCTGCAGACGATGCTCTGTATGGAGAGGACGGTTCCTCCGTTACCGACGATAAGACCTTGATCAAGGCCAACAACGAGGCAGAGATCGAAACCTTGCGCGCATTCGCGAAGTTGCCGTGCAAGACCACTGACGATGTTCAGGTAAAGCTGGCCTATCTGTTCGCCGGCACCGCCGCTTTTCAGGAGCCAATCTTTTCAGCGCTGACGCAAGATCGCTATGCCGACGAGCTTGATCAAGGCAAAGGCGAAGGCCGCCTTCTCGAGGAATGCGTTCGCTCGCTGTTGCTGGAGGCGCGGTCATGAGCAGCGTATTCGCCAGCTACGTCACCGGCTCCGCTTTCCGTATCGACCTGTCACGCCGCATGGTTTCCTCTCTGATGGCGGCAGCCAACGGGGGCAAACTCAATACGGGCAACTATGGCACGGAATCGCTTATCAAGCGCGGCCTCATGGAGATTACTGAAGGGCAGGAAAAGCGGATATACAAAAACGTGCGCTTGACCGAAGCCGGCTTTAAGGTCGCAGAGCTTTGCACCATGGCCGGGCTTGGGGGTGGAGAATGAGCGAGAAGCAAAACTCCGAAATCCAGACGTTCCGCTTTGAGGGACACGGTCTGCGCGTCCAGCAGCGCGACGGAAAGATTTGGTTCTTTGCCGCCGACGCGTGCGACTGCCTTGAAATCAAAAACGTCTCTCAGGCGCTCAAGCCGCTGGATGCGGATGAAAAGGGTATATGTAATTCATACACCCTTGGCGGCGCTCAGGAGCAGCTTGTCGTGTCAGAGGGTGGCCTTTGGACAGTCGTCTTGCGCTCCCGAAAGGCGATCACGCCCGGTACGGTCCAGCACCGGTTCCGCCGGTGGGTAACTGGCGAGGTTATCCCCTCGATCCGCAAGACCGGCTCCTACTCGATGCCAGAAGCCGGCGTGTCCAACTTGGACGAAGCCACGCGCCGGGTTATTGGCGGCATGATCAAGCGCAACAGCGCCGTCGCCTTCCGCGAGGAGATTGCCCCGCTGCGTGACGAGCTTGTCGAGACCCGGAAAAGCCTCGATACCGCCAACCAGCGGATTGCCGATCTGGAAAACCGCGTGCAGTCCCCGAACACTTGCACCGCCCACGATCTGTGGACGGAGTTCAAGTATCCCGGCATTCGCGGCGGCACCGTGTGGCTTGGCAACCGCCTTGCCGCGCTGGGCTGCTCCCCGGAGTACGGCAGTCGGGTCAACATCGGCGGGAAGATGCATCGAGTGTTCGACATCGGCAAAGCCAGAACGGCCATGAAAAACGGGCTGGCACTGCTTACCGAACAGTACCTGGCGGAGCGCAAGGGTCAGTTCCGAATGCGCCTCGTGCAGCGCGAGTAATCGCCGGGTCGAGCTTCCCCGGCTTCCCATGGCAATTTCGCCCGTCGGGCACAAGCGTCCAACTTTGACAGCATGACCACCGCCGCCCCGGAATAGATCTCCATGGGCAGTGGACCACTTTCACTCAAAACCGTGCACACCCCCATCGGAGACATCGGCATGCCGAACAACACAGAAACGCCAGATACCCAAATTGACCTGATATGGGGGGCAGAGGAAATTGCAAAGGTGATCGGGCGCTCTGCCCGCGTAACGTTTCACCTGTTGACCACAGGAGCACTTCCGGCCCGCAAGGTCGGGGGCCGTTGGGTAATCGAGCGTAGCAAGCTGATAGCCTTTTTCACAGGGTCGGCATCATGACACCCAGAAACCAAAATGGCCCGGCAGAGGCGGCAACCTCTCCGGACCGTGGTTCCATCAACCCCGCAAAGGATATGAAAATGAACAGGCAGATAGATAGCACCGCATCGGTGCAGTTGCCAGCCCTGAGCACGAAGCTGGTCAACCTCGAAGACATCCTCGGCGAGGCCAGGAGCTTTACCCAGGCGGTATTTCTCGCCGCGGCTGGCTTGGGAAGTTCCTCGAACACCTGCGCTTTGCAGGTTCTGGCAGAGCAGATTAACGCCCGCCTCGAACAGGCTCGCTGTGTCGTTGATGAGATCCGGGAGAATGCCCAATGAACACGACACGTCGCGCCTTCCTCTGCGCCTCCGCTATTGCATCGATGCCGGCGGCCGTGGTGGCTTCCCCCACTGCATCATCCGTTCCCGACCTGATCGCCCAGCACCAGCGCGCATTCGATGCGACAAACGCTGCGTGGAATGACCTTTCCGACCTGCAAATGGAGCTTGAAGAAAAGATCGGTACTCCGAAGATCCACATGGGCAATCTCCTGCTGGGGCGCGACAGCGAAGGCAATGACATTCGGAAGCCGATCTACGGCTACAGCGAGGAAGACATTCTTCGACACGCCGCGTACCATATTGAACACGCTCTGAATGATGAGGTTCGCCGGCAGAAGGAAAAACATCGTGATGCCATGCTGGCAGAGCTTCGCGCCGCCAAGGCCCGACAGAAGGACGCTGAGGATGCTTGCGGCATCACGGCAGCTTTCGCCACGTGCAAGAAGCTGAACGACGAGCAGAACCGCCTCATGCGCGAACTGATCAAGGCCAAGCCTGCAACGCTGGCGGAAGCAGCGGCCAAAGCAACGCATCTGCATGACGTGTTCCAAACCGAAGCTGCCGATTTTGACGATGGGCTTCTGCTGGCTGTCATCAAGTCGCTGGTCTGA